TTGGTCGGCGGAGGCACTCTTCAGGCTCCTACCGCAAACACCGTCACAAACGCGCGTCAACTTGTTTACGGAGCCAACTTCTGGACTAATGCTGCTCTGTGCGCTCCAGCGAAGGCGTCCGTTGCCGCAATCACCCAAATCGATAGCTCTCACAAACCCACTGCTGCACAGATTGACTTGCTGATTGACGCGGTCAAGGGTCTTGCTGATGGCAAAACGTTCCTGTATATGAATCGCGAAGGACGCAGATACATTAAAGAGCTTAAAAACACCAAGCTAAGCATGGCTCCCGGCGATACCGGCTACAACACCGTAGTATCCGATTGGGATGGCATCCCGGTCGTTCTGGAAGAATCAATCCTCAGCACAGAAACCACTGCGCTGGACTAAAAAAGAGGTAAATAATGGCTTATAAAAATCGTTCCTATGTCGTGGATCAAAAATTGATCCTCAGCTCCGCACAAGCCCTGCCGAACAACACAGACGCAGATTCCACCAATGTCGTTGACTTTGGCGGAAATTCTGGTGGACTTGCCAAAATTGTAGTCAAGGCAAACACCAACATCGCTGTTGCAAACACATATAAATTGACCATTGTAGCCAGCTATGGCTCCACCAGCACACCGACCGACACGCTGGACAAGGTGCTCTTTACCAAAACAGCTGGGGCAGCTGGCTTTTCTTATGCCGCTGGAGACACCATCGTAGAAGAGATTATCCCGGATTCGCTCCCGGATAACTATCGCTTCCTAAAACTAACCTATACCACCACGGGCAATGAGTCTACTGAGAAAGTCGACGCCTATGTGGTGATGACCTAACACTCCCTCCCAAGCGGGGCGGTTTCCTCCTTGCCGCCCCGCACATTTAAGGATGTATAATGAAAACACTTGCAACGCTTGACACGATCTCACGCTGGGAAAAAGAGATCAATAACCTTGGCGGATATACAGAATCATGGGGCTTGATCTCTGTTTCTAATGATTCACCGGCTACGATTTCGGTTTCTAATAATGTTGCCAAAGGGATATTTGCTCTTGCCGCGGGCGGTTTTTCTTCCGTTGCGGCAGAGAATAATCTTTTGAGTATCCCGCCGGCGCAGACTGTATCTGTTGCGCTTTACGATTCCGGAGATGCGCACATTGATACATTTGCGCTCAATGAAGGGCATGGCGTTTATCTTTTTGGCGCAAACGGCATTGAAACCGGAACGCTGTCAGACGCGTCTGCATGGACTGTGTGCCAATCTTCGCGTACATGGCAAGACAAGGTTGATCTGGCTCATGTTATTGTGGAGAACGATGTATTGACAGCGCTTTATAATCGCCTGAGCCAATACACTGATTCCGAAATTATCGATGCAATAACCAACATTGACGCATTTGCGATTGCTATTGACATGAAAGCGCTGGAGCTTATCTATTCGGATTTAGCGAATAGCGGCTTCAATCAATTGTATCAAACCAAGGCAACAGAATACGCGCGCCGATATGCAGCTGAACTGCGATCCGCGATTCAGCGGATTAACATCAATATCGATGGCAGCGCAAAAGATCCAAATCGCATCGTAACGCAAGGGATGTTATCAAGATGAGGATTGATACTATTTCTGTGCCGCGCACAAATTTGCGATTTTCGGTCAGCGCATCTGCCATGAAAAAGATTGGTGATGACGCCGTCCGCATGATGATAGACAGAACCAAGAAAGGCATCGACATTGATGGCATGCCATTCGCTTCATATTCGCCGCAATACATCAAATACAAAGGCAAAGCTGGTCGCGTTACTGATCCCGTTAATCTACAATTTAACGGTGAGATGCACCGCTCAATGCTGGTCGTGGCTACGAACAATAACGCCAATATCAGCTATGGCGATCGCCAGCGCGCATTGGTTGCGCTATACCACCAAACCGGGAACGGTCAACCGCAGCGCAAGCATTTTGGCTTTACATCGGAGCAAGCGCGGCGCATTATGGATATGCTAACTGATGCAATTCGCAAGGCGGTGAAAAGTGACAAATAAAATAGAGCCGGTTAAAGAGATTGTCCGCACCCGGCTAATAGCCGCGGGCATCAAGCGCTGTTTGGATTATCCTGAGCAGATTGACGCTATTGGTAATTTCCTGCCAATGGCATTCTTGCGCTCCGGTAATACGCCAGTAACGCCAGTGCCGAGCGGATGTGTCCTGCTTGACTATGCGCTCACAATATACATTATCTCACAGACGGGGATTGCCAAGACAAAGCACCACGAAGACTTGATCTTTGCTTGCGCACATAGCTTGATGCAAGACCTCGACATGGGCGGGACGGCGTATTCGGTAAATCTATCTGAGCTTTACTTCAACGACTCAATTCCGTATGTCACCGACGCGCAACCGCAAAACAGCATACAAACAAGCTCAATAACATTATCAATACAAATAAAGGACTCACGACTATGAAAATGAAATCAATCAATGATAAGCCCATTTACGGCGTTTACGATGGCAAAGCGTATCTGCTGGACGGCGAGCCAAGAGACTATCCAGAAGCCGTCAAAATGGCGTATGCCGACATCTTAATTGACGCGTCTCCTGCACCAAAAGCGAAAGCAAAAGCTAAAGACGCAATCCCTGAAACTACAACAACAGACAACCCAAATGGAGGCTTAGATGGCTAATAGATTTGGAAATCAATACAGAATCGCTATTGGCGAAGAGACAAGTTACGGTAGCGGATTCACACAGATGAGCGGATCGCCTGCAGTCGGAAGCGTGGCATGGACTGATCTGCTTGTCCATTCCGGCGTTATCAATATGACGCCCACAATCAATACTGCCTCAACGACATACAAAAGCGGATTGACCGTATCGCATCCCTGTGAAGAAGTGCAGACTACCTCGATGGGAACCGTTACCGTTTCTGGCGATGCAACTCTTGACATCCTCGAAAAATATATTGGCGGGGTGATGGTTGAACGCGCATTTCCACCGGCTATGGTGTTTCCCGCAAACACTGCAGACATACCCTCTTTCGTGCTGTATCAAATTTGGGATGATGCTCCCTCTGAAGGGAAATTCAAAGTTAATCGTGTCAAGGGCGCAAAATTGCAACAGCTTGTCATTACCGGCTCACAGGGTGGACTTATCCAATTTGAGGCGACATTCGAGACGCAGACCGTAGAGCGCGAAGTAGAGCAAAGCATAACTGGCATTGATCCCGGAAGAAGCTGCGGAAAACCGCTTCAGTTTGGCAATGTAACTGCGACTTTGGCGATGGGCAACGAGGCAACCGCATTAGACACATTCTCCATAACATTCACAAACGAGTTTACTGCTGATGCGTCAAAATTTGCTAATAATATGACGCTGTTCAATCCGCATATCATAAAACAAAGCGGCGAGATTAGCTACACCTGTAATTACGACAGTGCTGGAGCGGAAAAAAACCTAAGCATTATAAGCGATCCAAACACGATTAATACCGACACGATAACTATAATGTCTGGAGCAAATTACTTTCAGGCTGTTATTCTCAGTATCGCAACATCGCTTGATCTGCCGGACGTTGAGCGCGATTACTTCAAACTTAACTACACAGGTCGCATTATAAGTGATGGCGTAAGCAATGTGCCAGAAGTTAATATCACAAACGCATAGGAGATAAACAATGAGCAAATTCAAAAACTGTTTCGCTACGGCGAATGATATGCGCGACTATGATATCGTCATTGACGGCGAGATCGTAGCGAAGGCGCATACTCTGACGATTCAAGATAAAGCGGAAATCGAGCGCTTCAGCATATCGAAAACGCACACATTGGAAGGCATGAAGATTGACATAAACTCAAATATGCACATGCTCTACACCGTTCTAAAGGCAATTGACTCGTGGATTATTGACGAGCCGCTAAATGAAGAGAACCTTGGCAAACATCCGATGCTTCTGCAAATGTTCAATGCTGTAAGTGCGCATGAAGAGAAAGTTGCGCAAATTGTGCTTGGTAATGAAAAAAACTAATCAGATCGGTAGAGGTTTTACATCGCACGGACCCTACCGATCCATTCCGAGATAATAATATGAAAACTTCCATGTGCCGTCACTGCGAATTAGACCAAACCTGCGAAAAACTAAAGGATTACCCTAAAATCAGTCCGCTATCCGCGTGGCTGATTAAGTGGCATTATGAAATTGAGGCAGGATTTGCGATCTATCCGCGTGGCGGCTCGTGGGAAAATCAACCGCAATGGTTCATTGACGGGATATCATTAGTGCGAGCAACGGTGGCAAAAGTCCAAAAAGAACTATCCGAAAAAGAGAGTAGAAAACGTGGCAGATTATAGCGGAGAACTTAAATACAGAGTAACGGTTGACGGTGCAGAGGCTTCACAAGCAAAGCTAAACGGATTGGGCGCATCGTTCAAGAGCATCGCTTCGACCGTCGCAGCAAGTGTTGCAGCGATGGTGTCATTCCGGAACGCAATCGAGTTTGCTGGCAAGGCAATGACAAATTACGAGAATGCGATCCAAGCGACACGCCAGCTTGACGCGACCCTGGTGTCCACCGGCAGAGCAGCAGAATTCACATCGGAAGAACTCAGTGATATGGCTTCAGAGCTGCAAGCGCTAAGCAATTTTGGTGATGAAGACATACTGCAGGGCGTAACGCTGCAACTGCTTCGCTTTGATGCCATCAGTAAGGATATCTTCCCTCGCGCACAGCAGCTTGTAATTGACCTTGCCGAATCTATGGGCGGCGTAGAAAACGCTGCAAGAACTCTTGGCATATCTTTGGCGGACCCGGCTCTTGGTCTCACGCGCCTGCGCAGAATAGGTGTGGCTTTTAATTCCACACAGGAAGCGCAAATCAAAAACTTTATAGAAACAGGTAGGGTAGCGGAAGCACAAGCGGTTTTGATGTCTGCGTTAGAGGAGCGTTTTGGCGGATTGGCTTTGGCGTCTGTATCTGCGACCACACAAATGAAAAATGCTTGGGGCGATTACTTAGAAAGCGTTGGATCTTCGCTCTCCTTTTTCGATGGAGTCAAGCGCGGCATTACTGCAATGTTGGTCAGTGTAGCGGGGGCGCACGATGTTACATCGAAATCCGCTCAGCTTGCTGCGCTGGAAACACAAAAAGCTTGGGGTGAGGCAACAATAAACGTTGGCAATATTGTAGCCGATATATCTACCGGAGTTGTTGCTGTTATACATGGCGTGATCAAGGCGTTTGATTTTGCCGGGAAGGCGATCCCCAAAGCGCTTAGGCTCGCTATGGATGGGTCGTATTTAGTCGTTGCGTCTTCTATGAATTCTATCGTTGGCCTAATTGTCGCACCAATCGAAGGCTTGTTTAATGGTATTGATGCAGTTTATGCCAAAATAACTGGGAAATCGCTTGGTATTACCAATGCCTTTGATGCTGTCCGCTTCGATGTTACCGAGATAAGGGCAGACATCGCCAGCAGTGCAGACGATCTTTCTGTGTTATGGAAAGATGTTAAGGAGTTTTATCGCACGTGGGGAGATGTTGTCTCCGGTATCGCGACAGGAAAATTTAGCAACGTAGACGAACAAATTAAATTGCTGCGCGAAGGCATTGACGCACAGCGCAAAGCGATAGAACAAGGGCTAACCGGGATTGATGTTCCTGATTTGGATTTCGGAGACAAAGGTAATCTCGGCGATATGGGCGGTATGGGCGGTATGGGCGGGGATATTGCGCAAATTAAAAACTATTATGATACTGTAATGGCATTAAATAATAGTACATCGCAGCAGATCATGGATAAATACAACGAAATGCGTGCTGCGCTTGACGAATATTTGCGCGCCAACACCGAAAGTCAAGAAGAGTATCAAAACAAGCTTAGACTTGGTCTGGCGGAAATCGCCAAAGCAGAAACGCAAGAGCTAATGGCAGAACGTGAAAAACAGCTATCTGATTTAAGAGAGTTTGTTGATGCAGTGAGCGGGCTAAATGCTTCCGAAATTGACGTCATTAAGAGAAAATATGCGGAAATGCGCACCGAAGCTGAAGGGTTTTACAGTGAAGGCTTGATTTCAGAACAGGCATACCAATCCGCGCTTGCGCAAATACGGCAGGCTGAAGGGGGAGAGATAAAATCATTTGAACGGCAAAGACTGGATTTTCGTGTTCAAACTCTTGCCGGGATTGCGGGATCAGAAAGCTCATACATGGCAGAGCGGCTAAAACAGATCGAACTTGAAACTGAGAACCTCAGAGAAGCCGGATTGACAGAAGTTGAGATTGAGGCGTGGAAGCAGCAGCAGATAGCTGAGCTTGAAGAAAAGAACCGCATAAAAAAAGAAGAATCGTTGTCTGAATATGAGCGCTATGTTCTGGGCTCCAATAAGCGGATAATGGACACGCTGGAAAGCTCTCTTGCCAACTCACTCGCAGACATGATTTCCGGGACCAAATCCGCGCTCGATGTGTGGAAGTCTCTCTGGGCAAATGTAGCCCAAGCTATCATTGCAGAGATCAGTAAAATCATAGTCAAGGCATTGTTTGCCAATAAGCTGCTAGA